AGTTGCAAGAAGAACTTATACGCTTCATTCCACAACTGAAGGGCAACTCTTGCCTGATCAAGCGCTGTGTTGAGCGGTCTGAATACATTATCCCAATACCTTTGATCGCCGAACGAAATAAGATCTTGTCCTCCAGTATCAAAAGCGCTAAGGAACTTGTCGAGTTCTGTTTGGAATGGATTGAAGTGATCCTCAACCGTAGTGTCAAGTGTTGATCCAATCAACCCTAGTTGAGTTTCAAGAGCTGGCAGCACCGAGGTGGTCATAAAATCTAGTGCTTCATTGACTGCTGGTAGAAGCGTGTAGCCAAACTCCTCAAACTTCTCGTTGACCCTAACCTGTGCGGCTAGGAACTTACCGGCTGTCGTGTCTGCTACTTCGTCAGCAATGCCGCCATACTTTGCCGTTGCGGCAGAAAGAATATCCTCGATGGTTACTGCTTCCTTAATAAGTTTCGTTGTCTTAACCCTAATTTTATTTCCAAACTCATCGGTCTTGTTTTTATAAATTGTCCTCTTTACCGTTTTAGTTGTCTCGATACCAAGTGCCTTCAGGCCCTTAGTTTGTCCCTGCGCAGCCTTACCAAGAATTTCCATTACTGAAGATAGATCACTGCCAGTAGCAGCAGCGATCTGTGCAGCAACAGCGTTGGCCTTAAGGATGGTTGCCTGGTCCTTAAAGAATCGTGACCCTACTTCAATACCAGCGCGAACCTGGTCATCGGTAATACCGTATGCCGCCATAGCAAGTGTCTGCTCAGTAATCTTGGCGGACAGATCATCGGTTAGGAATCCACGTACCTTTAGCGCGGCATTCAGTTTGGCATTCGACATCTCGTCTTCTGCCGCTGCCTTGACGGCATCAAAGGCGAACTTGGCAAGAACGGCTGCAGCAACACTTGCTGCGGCAAAGCTAACCTGCAAAGCCTTCAGGCTCTTGCTGACCTTGTTGATATTGCCGGAGGCGGCATCTCGTGCGCTGACCGTTGCGTTTACTGCGACATTAGCCATTATCTACCTCGCGTTCTTGATGCCCATAATGGTGCGTTTCATCAGTGCTCCGTCAACGGTTCCTGTGGTGACGATAGTTCCCTTAGGCCGAGTGCCCTTCTGGTTAGAGCCAAAGACTGACTCAAGGTAATCGGCATTCTTCCAGTAGCGACCCCAGGGCTCTCTCTGCCAGCGTGCCGCCGTCTTGTTCTTGTAGGAGGCTTCTAGACCAAGCACCTGATTGCGCTTCGCTGTATCGGTAAGCAGCAAGACAATGGTTGCAGCCATTGCGTCTTTGGCTACTTCAATCTTAGCGGCAACGGTCTCCACTACGAAGTTATCGCCACGAGTTCCAGGGTGCAGGAAGCCTGGAGTTGGTCCGAAGATCGAGTGACCTGCGCCGATTCGATCAAGCGCTCGGTTGACTGCCTGACCAGCTTGCTGACCACCTGTCAGTTTAGGGATACGGTGTTCTCGAGTTCCCTTAACCACTAGCCAGCCGTACCACGCACCTTTCTTACCACCGACAGGTCCAACGATTGCACCTGGTCGAGTGATGCGAGACTTACGCCCACGCACAGCCTTGGCTAGTTGCTTGGAGTCAGTAGGTGCAGCAGCCCTCACATATGGCGCAAGAGCGCGAGCTGCATTGACCGTAGCAAACTGCTCTAGCTTGCGGATGCCCTTCCAGCCTAGAGTCTCTAGGAAGACCTTCTGAAGCGCCTCAGTCTGGCGACGGACGTCTCCTTGGATCTGAACCTCTAGACCATTGACTGCCATTTACTTACCTTTCGGCTGCATCTCTGCGTGAAGTTCCCACGCTGCAATGACTTGCTCTATCGGCAGGCTCGCCACTTGGTCTGGCCACATCCCAAACTTCTGACCCAAGATGTGGAAGATGATCTCTGGCGGTGGCACGATTGCCTGACCGTGTGCCATCCGTCGTGCAGCGAGCCTTACTTGGGGTCCAGTTGATTCCCCTTCGCCCAGAGCGTCATCAACTCGGTGAGTGCGTCTACCGGTGCGTCAAGGATGTCATCGATTTCTTCGCCATTAATGCCCTTGAAATCGTGCGATACGACCAGAGCGGCGAATGCTGGGAAGACCCTGGCGGTTTCGGAAGACTGAAGGTCAAGCAGAATCCTTGCGGATACGCCTGCCCTGATCTCTGCCTTCCACCCTGCGAAGTCACCATCAAGAACGATCGTGCGATTCTCTGCCATTTGCTCCTCCTACTAGCGCGCCAGGCGCTCTACTTTATGGCGCTGTTGCCAGTGGCGAATCGATCACGATCTCAAGCGACTTGCCTGAGGTCGTGTCATACGCCAGTCGGCAGGTCACTTCGTTCACGACCACGCCTTCGTTATCCGCCGAGAGCGGCACAATGTTCTCGATCTCCCACGAGCCGAGAATCCACACACCGTAGTTATCGGTGGTGGTGCCGTACAAGCGCAGGTACTTCTGGGCGGCGATGTCGGTGATTGGGAATGTCGTGCCAGCTGCTGAGTTGCTCGCTACCGTGAAGGTCAGCGTTGCATCAAGCACACCGGTCAGCGCTGCGGTAGCGGCCGTAAGGCTGCCATCAAGAGCCGTGACCATTCCAACGCCAGTCATAATCGACAGGTTGAAGTTGTAGATCGTGGAATAGTCGGTCGCCCCTGTGCCGGTCTTGTCAGGGAAGTTGGTGTCAGTGCTGAGCTTCATCAAGCGCCCAGCCAGGAATGGGTTAGTAGGGATCGCCGTAGGGAAGGCAAGCGCTGAAGTCGCAGCTGTCGTAGCAGCGAAGGTTGCACCAGCCTGGAGCAGCCCTGTTGCGTCTGCAGACATCGTGATCTCGGTAGGAGCAGCATCTCGCACGAGATACTTCTGCACGCCGTCGGTGACCAAGAAGGAGTAGAAGACGAGCGTGTCGACATCGCCCTGTGTTGGCGACCAAGTCCAGGTGTATGGTCCTGCGCCTGTGGTGCTTGCACCAATGGCATCAAAGATCAGCGGAAGGGTACGCATTGAAGCAGGACCCTCAGCGATACTCAGGATTGGAGCCTTGCCGGTAATGGTTGGCTGGCTCGCCTGAATGGCGGTGCGCTTGCCAACGGAGATGGTCTCGCCAAGATCAACGGTCACGCCGAGATCGAGTGAGCCGATTGTCTCGCTGAAGAGGATCTCGCCAGTGGCGGTTCCGATTGCAGCGGCGGTTCCGAATGCGGCCTGCGACGCAGTAGCGATTCGCGTCAGAGCCTTTGCGCCGAAGGTTGGCATCTCGTATCTCCTTGCTCTACGCGGTGAACGCCACGGTGTCAAAGACCGTGACTTCCGCAGTTGCTTGAACCGTCAGGTAGTCCTGATCGGCATAAGTATCTGTGCCAAGTGTAGTGCCAGTCACAGCGACCTGCGCAGCGTTTCCACTAATCGTCACAGCCCCATCGAACACGGTGCGTAGCCACGCACGCCAGGTGTAGAGGTCACGGTACTTCTCATCCATCCGTGGGATCGGTAGCAGGTAGATGACGATGTTGACGGTCAGCACCGTGGTGCGGTTGCCGTTGCCGATGCTGATCTGGTCGCCACCTGGGAAGAGGACCGCGCACGGTGTGATTGGCAGGGACTCAGGCGGAGTGGCGTAGCACTTGCGGAGCGTGTACCCAGCAGGGTCTGTCGCAGCCTCTACTCGCGTGGCGATAGCGTCAAGGATCGTGAGGTCGGTCATACCGCCAAGCCACCGCGATTGCGGTACGGCTCAAGGAGCAGTGCCGCCTCTGGGTGCAGGGCGCGGCTCATCCGCAAAATCCCACCCAGGTCGGCGCTTCCAATCACTCCGAATGCGGCGGTCCTAGATGACCACACAGCATTTGCTTGGATTATGGCGCTTTGCACCACGCTCGCTGGCGTACTAGGGAAGCCGAACACGCCGACCACCTTCACGCCAAGGAAGATGCCCTTAGGGAAGTTCTTGGTGAAGGCGTTGCTGCGGCTAATTCCGGTGTACGGCAAGCCGTCCAGCGCGTAGTTCTTAGGCGTGAGCTGGAAGTCTGTGCCAGCAGTCCAGGTCGTTGAGTAGGTGCCGTTCTCAAGATCGTCGGTGGTCAGCGTCGTGACGCTCACGAGATCATCGGTCAGCACATAGTCATAGGCATCGGCGGTGTAGTAGCGCGTCTCGGTCGCGGTGCCGAATCCTGTCTTTCGGTCGCAGTAGAGATCGATCAGCGTGTCGGTTGCGTCCAGCACATTCTGGAGCGCAGTGTCATCAGTCGAGTCGGTGATCCCTACGGCCGCCTTGAACTGCGCGAGTGTTGCGTAAGACATTTAGCGACCTCCTGTCTGCATTGTCATTAGCGGTTGTGTTGATGTAGCGACGATACCGTAGAGCTTGTCAGTCTCGGCAAGCCAGAATGACTGGAGCGCGCCCTTTGGCAGTTCGAGTCCTGTTGCTGTAGTCACATTGCTTGGTCCGACATAGACGGTGTTGCCGCCGGTCGGCGCGTGGAGGTAGAGCCACGATGCGCCAACCAAGCCAGTCGCAATCAGCGTTGGGCTGG